TGTCGATGAAGGAACAACTCATTCTTTTAAGCCTTGAAGGTGCTAACTATCGTGAGATTTGGTATTACCTTAAGCATGCCATTAATAGAGCATGCCATCGTCATGCACTTAGCCTTGAAGACTGTCAGTCCATGCTGATGGAAGTCCAGAAAGAAGAAGGCGTATTAGAAAATCCAGGCTTGCATTTTTATCTGGATGTGCCGTACAACAACAAAAGAAAGAAAGCCTAAGCGAAAAATGGGCAAAACAAGACGAATTAGCTTTAAAGGGTGAAATTACGGATAAGACAGATAAATTCACTGGTGAACGGGGAAAATTATTGCAGCAATGCAAATCAGAAAAGCAAGACCTTGAGCGTGAGCTTTTACAAATTAAACAATTAGATCTTTTCGTGAACTTATAACCGCACAATCTTTTAGAAAGTGCGGTTTTTTTATTGGAGTAAATAATGCCAGCCTTAATTAGCAACGCATTTAAACTCGACCTCGCCAAACTCGAACAAAATGCGCTCATTGAGTTGTTTGAAGTGGATTTACGAGGATTGAAAGATAATGACGGCATGAATGGTGAGTTATATCGCTTTTATGCTGGCACTAATGAGAAGTCACAATCTATCGTATGGCAGGGCAAAACATTTGAGCCATTTGCCGTAAAAGCTGATGGCTTTGAAATGTCAGGTAATGGCCCAAGTAATCGACCAACTCTCACGCTGGGAAATATTAACGGATTTATTACCGCACTTTGTAACCGCTTTGATCAATGTTTGGGTGGAATTGTCAGACGAAGATTAGTCTATATGCACTATCTTGATGCGGTGAATTTTACAAACGGCAATAAAAAAGCAGATCCAACGCAAGAGGCGTTAAGTTACTTTGTGATTGAGCAATTATCCTCATTAAATCGAGATATTGCCCAGTTTACACTAGCTTTACCGTCTGAGACTGATAATGCATTAATTGGTGCAAGAATGATTACCTCCACTTGTAGTTGGTTATATCGTAGCGTTGAGTGTGGCTATACAGGCAGAGCAGTTGCAGATGAAAAAGACCAACCAACAACAGATCCTAAAAAGGATAAGTGCAGTGGATTATTGACTGGATGTAAGTTGCGAAACAATACGCACAACTATGGCGGATTTGTTAGCGTTGATAAGTTGGGGTAACAATGGACGGCAAATTACATAACGAAATCATCAGTTATTCAAAATCAAAAGAACCGCAAGAAAGTTGCGGTTTTATTGTTTTAGTGGGTGGTGAAAAAATCTTTATCCCTTGCGAAAACATGGCAGAAGATAAAGAAAACCACTTTGAAATATCGCCAGAAGATTACATTGCGGCAAGTGAAAAAGGCGAGGTTCTAGCCTTAGCCCACTCACACCCACAAGGCGAGCCAAAACTATCACAAGCAGATTTACAAACACAACTTTATAGCCAGTTAGATTTTTGGTTAGTTTGTGATGAGCAAATCCATATTTTCCCGAAAATCCCATTTTTAATTGGCCGTGATTTTAAACACGGTGAAATGGATTGCTACACGTTATTTAGAGATTTTTACCGTTTATCTGGTTGTAACTTGCCTGATTTTGAACGAGATGATTACTGGTGGGAAGATGGGTTTAATCTCTACCTAGATAACATGGCAAAACACGGTTTTGAGCAAGTAAAAGAACCACAAATAGGCGATGTTATTTTAATCAATATCGGGGCTAATGTACCCAATCATGCGGCAATTTACGTCGGTAATCAAATGGTTCTTCATCATGCACCAAAACGATTATCTAAGCGTGATTTGTATGATGGATATTGGCTTAAACACACTCATAGTATTTGGAGATATAACGCATGGTCAACGTTAGATTTTACGGTAGCCTTAAACAGTTTGGATCTGAATTTAGGCTAGATTGCCAAACTACGGCAGAGATAGTCCAAGCCTTAACGAGCCAAATTCCTAAATTACGTCAATTTATTCAACAAGGACTATTTACAGTGCGAGTAGGGCGAGACTACTTTGATAATCGCTATCTCGAGCAAGGGCTGAGCCACAAACTAAAAGATGATGCAACAGTCCATTTTACACCTGTGTTAAAAGGCTCAAAACGTGGCGGATTGTTTGGTGTGATTGCAGGTGTCGCAATTATTGCTAGTGCAATCGTTTTAGGGCCGCTTACTGGCATTATCAGTACCAATGCCGCTTGGATAGTGGGTTCTGTTGGGGCGTCTCTATTATTGGGTGGCGTTGCTCAAATGCTTACAAAAATGCCAGAAATGAAAATGGGCACTGAAAAAGAAAAGAAACAATCTACGGCATTTTCTAACCTGTCGAATATGACAGCGCAAGGTAGGCCGATGCCATTGGCGTACGGAAGAATGAGGGTTGGATCGCTCATCATATCTCAGGGTGTAGAAACGATGGATACTGAAATTTAAGGAGTTTTCAATGGGTAAAGGTGGCGGTGGTGGTCATACTCCAGTCGAGGCAAAAGAGAGCGGAAGAAGTAAGCAACTTGTCAAAATTGTTGAAGTAATATCAGAGGGCGAGGTTTACGGTTTAGCCGATGGGATGAAGTCCATCTATTTTGACAAAACACCAGTGCAAAACAAAGACGGCTCTTATAATTTTAAAAATGTGCAGGTAGAGGGGCGTGTAGGCGGCCAAGTACAGGATTTAATGGCTGGGTTTAACACCTCCGAGAAAGAAGTAGGTGTTGGCGCTCTAGTTAAAAAAAATCTACCGCTTACAAGAACCGTGACCGATAGCAAAGTATCTCGATTACGCTTGACCATTGGTGTCCAATCGCTTTTTAAACAAGAAGATAATGGTGACACTAACGGAACATCCGTAAACTTTATTATTACTATCGGCTCAAGAACTTACCCTGTGTCAATTAGTGGCAAGTATAGCTCTCAGTATTTGCAACATCATACTTTTGACAATCTGCCTAGCGTACCATTTATTGTCAAGGTGGAACGGACTACAGACGATAGCACAACGCAGCGCCTACAAAATAACACCATTTGGTCTAGCTACACTGAAATTATTGATACCGAGTTTACTTATCCAAACACGGCTTTAATGGGGGTTAAGTTTGACTCGGAGTATTTTAGCAATATCCCTACTCGTACCTATGACCTACTTGGATTAAAAGTCAAAGTACCAAGCAACTATGACACTCGTACTCGGAAATATACGGGTATGTGGGATGGCACATTTAAAATTGACTGGACAGATAATCCTGCTTGGGTGCTCTATGATGTGGTGACGAATAAACGCTATGGCTTGGGTGGACGATTAGGCGAGTTTGGCGCGGATAAATGGGCTTTATATCAAGTCGCCCAATATTGTGACCAATTAGTGCCAGATGGATTTGGTGGGCAAGAGCCAAGATTTACCTGTAATGTTTGGTTGACCGAACAACGCTCAGCCTATCAAGTTATTAATGACATTTGCTCAATTTTCAGAGCAATGCCAGTTTGGAATGGTCAGCAGCTCACAGTTGTCATGGATAGACCAGCAGATCCAGTCTGGACTTATACAAATGCCAACGTGGATGAAAGCGGGTTTAGTTATACATTTTCGGCCCGAAAATCCCGCCATAATGCAATTCAGGTCGAATATGCGGATAAAGAGAATAGCTATGAAAAGGCGATTGAATATGTCGCTGATGACGAATCTATCCGCAAAAATGGATTAAACGTTAAGAAAATCACGGCTTTTGGCTGTACATCAAGAGGGCAAGCGCACCGCACTGCCTTATGGTTGTTGCAAACCGAAAAATTAGAAACCAAAACCGTTACTTTTACTGTTGGCGCAGAAGGGCTAATGCATATCCCTGGCGATATTATCAAAGTTGCTGATACGCATTATGCTGGCACTAATGTTGGTGGTCGAGTTTTAGCAGTCAATGGTATGACCGTTACATTAGACCGAGAAATCACCATTAGCGGCAATAGTTATCTTAGCTATATCAATGCCAATGCTAAACATCAAAATATTAAGATTATCTCAGTCAATGGTGCAGAGGTGACACTCGATCAACCGCCAGTAGGCTTGGAAATCTACGGCGTATGGTCTTTAACTACTCAACAAGTAACGAGCCAATTATTTAAGGCGTTATCTGTAAAAGAGGAGAGTAAAGGCAAGTACACCATTATGGCGTTACAACATGAGCCGCAAAAAGAGGCAATTGTTGATAATGGCGCCAAGTTTGAGCCAATAGGAACGACCGTACTTACTACACCGCAAATTAGTAACATTGGCGTGGCAGTAAATGAAGATGGTAGCGTATCAGTTGACAGCAGCGTGACTGGCGGTAATGGCATCGTAAAATACGACATCCGCATTTATAAAGGCGGTGTGCTATATGACGTGCGATTAGGGCAACTATATCCCAATCTTAATATAGACGGTCTCGAAAACGGAGATTATAGCGTCCTTATCCAAGTTAAAAATGAGAATGGACAGTTATTAAGCGAAAAAACTCAGACCTTTACCATCAATAAGCCGCCAGCGCCAACAGGCGTAAGAGTTACTGGTGGGCTAGGTAATATCACAATCGAATGGGATTGGGTTAATGATGCCACAGAGACAGAGATTTTTATTAGCGAAACTCACGATATAAAAACCGCAAGACGTTTAACGAAAGTCACTGCAAGAATGTACACGCACGAAGTCGGAGCAAAACAGGTGCGTTATTACTGGCTTAGACATGTACGTGGGCAAAACGTGGGGGCGTTTTATCAACAAAGTGGCTTGCGGGGCGAAAGCTCAGTTGATATTGATAAAGAGTTGAAACTACTGAATGAAAAGCTCAGCCAAAACATCATCAACGAAGTGTTTGATACTGCAGCCCCTGCACGAAAACTGGATTTAACGTTAACCGTTGCGGATATTGGCAATACCGCCCAATATCGTGGGCACAAACAGGTGTACAACGAAAAGGACGGCAAACTTTACACCTGGAGCGGCAAAAAATACGACAGCACCACAACGGAGATTTTGGCAAGTGCGATTAAAGGCACAATTGGCGTTGACCAACTCGCCCCGATTCCCACAACCAAACTCACAGGACAGTTAAACCAAAATCAAATCCCGAATATCAGCGCGGACAAAATTCAAGGGGCGTTAAGCCTTGCTCAAGTTCCAGCAATTCCTACAACCAAACTTACAGGCACGATTGGGGCGTATCAACTTCAAGCTAACAGTATCGGTGCGAACCTGATTCAAGCGAACGCCATTGGTACAACGCATTTGCAGTCAAACAGTGTGGGTGCACAACAAATGCAAGCAAATAGTATTGGTGCGAATGCCATTCAAGCTAATGCGATTGGGGCGGATAAACTGCAAGCCAACAGCGTGACCGCTGCCAAAATACAAACAGGTGCAATTCGTGCGAACCACGTTGCGGCTGGCGAACTTACGGCAGATAAACTGGCGATTGGACTTGGCGGAAATCTACTCTACAATCCTATTTTTGATAACAAGGCCTATGGCTGGAGTGAGAATAGAGGTAATGGCAGTCTGGCAAGGCAAACAACAAGACTAATAAGACGGACAAGTACCAAGTTCAATGGATTAGTTACCAATGGAGCTGTTTTGATTGCCGAAGTTTGGGCTAATTCTGGTGTGTCGAGCTGGTGGAATATTGCAGAACAAGTAGTTAGTGTTGTGCCTAACCAAAGATACTGTTTATCAGCCTTTGTTGATGCTTGGCAATGCACTGGCGAGCTAATGGTGCAAGAGATTGCTAGTGACGGAGTCTCATGGGTCAGGAATTTTGCTTTTTCTGAACGAAAAGGTAGGAATATTTCTGGGTACTCACAAAGCGGTGCAATGGAGGAGAATGTCGGTAGCGTTGACTCATTAACTCGCAACCATGTATTTTTTACCGCACCTAGCTCTGGCTATGTATCAGTTGTTTGCGTCATGCGTAACATACAATCCGGCGCCACACTTAAAATTGCAAACCCAATGCTCGAAGAATGTACTCAATACGCCACACAGCCTAGCCCTTGGGTCAACGCAGGTGTTACCTCAATTCACGGTGGCTCTATCGTGACCAGAACAATCACTACCGAGCAATTAGCGGCTAATAGTGTTACCGCTAATGAGATTGCAACTGGAGCAGTGACAGCTAAACACGTTGCGGCTGAGAGTATTGGTGCAAACCACGTTGCGACACGCTCTCTAACTGCAGATAAATTAAACGTAACTAGCATATCATCGATTAGTGCTGATTTAGGTGCTATCACTGGTGGCTCGCTTAAAATTGGTAGCTTAAATGGTAATTTTGGTACTTTATTTGAAGTGCAATCTAATGGTGGTTTTAGACTGATTAGCCGAGATGCAAGTGGTGGTATTGAGTTATCCAGTGCTACAAGAGCGTTACATGTTTGGGACGGTGGCACAGAGGCTGTCCGAGTGGGCAAATTATCATAAGGAGAGTTATGTATTACATCGATGAGCCTGTACCGATTGATAAATCATTTACAGAAAAACCTATCTGCGCCTGGCATATTGCTGGGCGTTTGACTATTGATTACATCAATAAAAATACCACGATTGAGCTCGTAAGTTGGGCAAATAAACAATCATTTTTAGCTCGCGGAGAATCATTAGTAACATTTTTGACGGTCAATGATTGTCCTAGATTTAGCGTTGATCCAAGTTTGTTTGCTTTACGAGCATTGACTACCGTTGAGGGGTCGCCTTTTTATCGTAAACAAGTGAAATGTGATTACGACATAGAACACATTTCTCAAATCTGGGGCGATAATAATACGGAGAGTGTTTAATGGCGTATGGTTTCCGAATTTATGAAAATGGCAGCGACCTAAAAACGCTAAGTATGAGAGATGATTTAGCGTTTATATCAAAAGGGCGAATACGAAAATATTTGCAAGATGTAAGTTATCAAATTTACGAAGGTGAAATTGCGACAGTCCCTAATAATATTTTGGATTTTCTTTATGGCAACAATTTGGAATTTACAATCCTTGGTTCAAGTAGCGACGAGAATGTGAAATGCGTAATTAATTACAAGGAGTTAAATAAAAATATCCAAAGCAAAAAGAGACCATTGCAATTCACATACATGCTCTTGTCTAATATTGTTGATTACAATCAATATTTAAGCCGTATTGTTGATAAGAGAGAAGTAATAGCTAGATTTTATATAATGTTGGTATAGCTTATGTATGGTATTAGAACGCCTAATTTAGATAGTACAAATTTTAATAATTTTATTATCCATAACAAAGTAAGCATTGATACAGTATTTACCTATGGTCTAACGCTAAGTCGTAATGATTTAAATGCTCCGCTATTTATACAGTTTATTTATGATAGTGAAAACTTAGTAAGGCACACTAACTTACATGCAAGTGGATTTATATCGAGAGCTGATAAAAAGGAAATTAATGCACTCATAGCAACACCAATAAAAAGCTCTAAATTTAAAAAGTGGCTACAATGGGCAAAAGAAAATAATAAAAAAATACCTGATTTTATTACAAATCAAAGTTTTTTATTAAATAACACCACTTATGGGATAGATATTAAGGACAGTTCCGATACTTTATTCTCCACAAGATTTAAAAATGT